ATGGCTGTGGACGATGCCGATGATCTCGCCTTTATCCTCGGCGGCGGCGTAGTCCTCGGTGGATAACACAAACATCTGATCTGGTGATGCCGCTTCATTGCGGCATGGGATGTATCGCTTGCGGCCTTTGACAACCACCAGCAACCCACACGCCTCGCGTGGGTATTCAGCCTTGGCGTGCTCCAGTGCTGCTTTTCGCCAGGCTTCTGTCATCCGCTAAATGTACCAACGCCTGGGAAGCCGCCAAACGGTAGTTCAGCATTTTGCCCGAAACGCAGGTGGCAGCTATTCAACCGCTTGCCGCATACATCACCAGCAGCACTCAGTACTGGTTGATCCGCTGCATCGAAGTAGTTGGTGCCGGTGTAGCCGCATTCCGCTGAGCGGTATGTCCACGGGCATAGGTTGGCGATGCACTGGCGTTTGGGGGCACGTACACCAGCGAGGTCAAAGACCGCAGCAAGTTCAAACTCCACCAAGTCGCGGTTTTCGGCGCTCTTGCGGTCGATATAAAAAATTTCGCTGGGGAATTGAGCTGTCACATCCTCCGTTGGATTAAGCGGCTCAATCAAAATGCTGCCGCCATCTTCCAGCAGCAGGATGTCGTCATCTTCGGTGAGCAGCACGTCGCCGCTGACTGGATAGTTGGCTGCATCGAGGTATTTCGCCAGCGTGCGGATGCGGGTTACCTTGGCGCCTTCCAGGCCAACCGGCAGGCTCAAGATGATGGCCGTAACCGTGCCGAAGATGTTGCTGACGCGGATCTTGGGTCGTGGCAGCGTGCCTTGACCGCTGTATTCAAAGCCATCAGCCTCGATCGGAAATTTCAGATAGCTATTGCCGCGCCAGATGATGTCGCCGTTATCGACAAGGTTGGTGCCAGCGTGGAAGCGGTAAATTTCGTTGCTGCCGTGGATGGCAGCGATCAGCTCCAGCTCAAACAGCTCGATGATGGCACTGGGGTTTGGCGCCTGGAAATCACCCGACAGAATGGTGACCGCCATCCAAGTGACGGTGCCATCGACGGTGGTGTTGCCGATGATGGTTGGCCAAAATGGCTCCGTCGCGCTGGTCGTACCAGCAACCGTGCAGCGGAAAAAGAAGCCAGTGGCTGGCTGGATGGTGGCCTGTACAACATCACCGACGTTGTAAGCCGAACTAGCTTGCCAGAGTGCTGGTGCGGTCACGGCTCATACACTTGGCGGAAGGTGACGTCGATGCGGCTGCGGAGGAATTCGTACATCTCGCGGGTCCAGCTCGGGCAAACCCACTTGTAGGAGGTGTTCGAGTCGGGTGGGGTCCAGTCAAAGCTGGCGGAGTCGGCGGCGCGGGCATCGAGGAAGGCTTCGATCACGTTGGCGTCCTCGTCGGTTACGTCGAACGTAAGGGTCCACTCCTTCGGGTTTTGGTTGAGGCCGAACAGGATGCGTTGCTCGTAGCCGTCACCGAAGCGGGTTACTCGCGTTTTTGGCTCGCTCCGTTTGGAGGCGGAGTAAGTCGGCTTGTAGCTGGGGAAGGTGGCCATTAGGTTGTGAGGAGGCCTCCGGGTCGCTTCTGTTTCACCAATTCTGCCTGTACGGCAGCCGCGATGGCACGTCCCAGCTGGTTGCCGGATTGGTCGTTGCCTTGAACGCTGGTGCCTTTGGCGTCGACATTGACGATGACGCTGGTCGCTCCACCCAAAGCATTGTTGGGCACGACGGTGCCGGTGCGGTTGGGAACGAAGAGTTCCGGTCCTTGCTCGCCGACCATGTAGGCGGTGTTGGGACTGGTGGGGCCTCCCATTGCCCGGGCACCGCCAAAAGCAAATGCATCAAAAGTCGATGTATCAAAACCTCCGGGACTGAAAGCTGTAGATCCAAAATCGGTAAATCCTGCTCCAGCGCTACCAAGTACGTTTACGTTGCCGCCAAAATCTGAGAAGCTGGCCGCTGCCCCAACGCCGCCGAATGCAAAACGACGCGCAATACCGATGAGAATGTATTGAGCGATCATTTGTTGGGCTGCCTGCAGCAAGGCATTTGCGATGTTGCGTAGGAAATCCGCGAAGACTTGCTCCACAGATTTAGTGCCGCTGATAATTTCGTCGAAACCGAATGTAATGAGGCCAGCAGTTGAATCGGCTACGGATCCAAGTACAGCGTATTTTTCGATAAGAGCGTCTACGGCAGCCTGCTGCGCTCCAGCCGGATCAAATACGCCGGGTAGTGCGGCTTCGCGTACCAGCTCGATGCGTAAGCGGGCACGATCTTCCAGAATCTGGTTGATCGCCCGTTCGGCTTCAAGTTCTGCATATTTTTTCTCTAAAATTTCATTTGCATTGATTAATGTTAGCTCATCTTGGCTCTTTGCATTAGTGCGTAATTCCGAGTATTCTCTTGCTATTTCATTCAAGCGAATATCGAGTTCAACCTCTCTTCTGGTTAGCTCGTCCGTCTCTTCTAAAATAGTTAGCTTATTTTTAAGCTTAAAGTTTAGATCATCTGCTGCTTGCAGTTGTTTCATCATCAACTCCAGTTCGCGCTCTGCTTCTGATTTTCCTGCGCGAGTTGTGCTGCCTGAAGGCGGTAGTTGTCCCGGCGCTGTAATAGCACCAACAAGACCTCTTCCGGGTTCCGCAAGATTTATACTTTGTAAATTAGCATCAAGATTACGGAATGTTTGTTCTACAGCTTTGAAACCTTTTACCGCACCTTTTGCGAATATATTTACACCGCCTAGTTCTGCGGTTGCCGCAAAGTTTGCCGCCCCGCGAGCAATTCCAGCAAAAATACGCGCTATGCGCTCACCCATGTCAATGGCGCCTTTGACGAGGGTGACATACATGGCCGCAAAATCAGCAGCGATGTTGCCGGAGCTTTCCAGTCCGGCGCCTGTGATTGCATTGAAAACTGCAACTGTTGCTTGCAGCGATAAAGATGCACCGCGCTGTAAGCTTTCCCACGCAGCGGACCAGCCTTTTACTGTTTTTTCTGCTTCGCCTTCTCCTGTATTTCCGAGTGTAATGAGTGTGTCTGTTAAATCTTGGACGGAAATTTGTCCATCTTTTGCCATTTGTAAAAGTTTGTCTCTGCCGACGTCGTACTTTTTAGCCAACGCATCCTGAATTGGAATACCTTGGCTTGTTAGTTGGTTTAATGTTGCTTGAGTTACTTTGCCACTTTCCAGTGCACTAGTAAAAGCGTTTGTTACTTTGTCAATTTTTCCGCCGTAAATTTCTGTGAGATTGCTTACGAGCTGGACTGCATCGGCTTGATCGTCGAGGGTCAGGCTTAAACCGCGGATGTTTTGGACGGATTCGATGAATTTGTCGGAGTCGCGACCGGCGAGTGCGAAGGCTTCCTGGAGGCGCTGCGTTTGCTCGGCGGTGAAGCCGATGTCTGTGGCTAGTTCCTTTACTTGCTGACCTTTGGAAGCTACCTCACCCAGCAAAGTACCGAGCAGTGATCCGGCAAAACTACCTCCAGGGCCTAGCAGTCCTCCGGCTAAACCGCCTATCGCGCCACCTGCTGCTGCACCACCGCTTTGGCCGAATAGTAGAGGAAAAGCGCCGCCTATAACTGCGCCGCTTATAGCACCGCTAAGTCTGTTAGCTCCTCTGTTTACCGTTTTGGCTGCTAGAGCAGCCGGCGATCCGGGAATAGATCGAGAACCGCGTATAGGGGATCTGGGTCCGGTAAGCATGTAGGAAGGCAGCGCCGGACCCTGTATACCTACTCCTGCGTCTGCGGTGGCAATTACACGTCGCTGGTTTGCAACTTCTCGTGCAATAAGTATGTTTTTACGTTCGCGGGCTTTGTTTTCCAGCTCCATTGCGCGGACAAGCGCCGTAATTGCTTGGCGTTCTTGATCCGTTCCTTCTGCAGCTTTTCTTACCGCGCGCTCGGCTTTAGATACAGCTCTTGAATAATTTTCAATGCTGGCTACGTTAAAACCCTTACCTTCTAATAGTTTGGCGTTACGGTTTACAACATTAATTGAATTATTTAATCTATTTAACGTTTTTATCGTACGGTCTAGTTGCTGACCGCCGCGTACAGCAATTTCAATATCGGCACTGTACTTGGCCACAGCGTAAAGTCACAGTCTGGTACTTCAGTTTACGTGGGAAAGGGCCGCCGTGGTTAGCGGCGGCGTTTGGCCTTCTCGATTTCCTTCTCTTGGTCCTCGTTCAGGATTTGGAAGTAGGCGCTCCAGCCGATGGCCTCTTCAGCGGTCATGGTGGTGCGGACCTCGTGGAGAGTTTTGCCGAGTTCCTTGGCGACTCCGAATTGGAGGAGGAGCCAGTTG